ATCCTGTAGTTCAAGCGGTTATAGCATTTAAACTTACTGTTTGGATGCAAGTCAATGGTCAATCGTTACAAACAAGCGTCACAGACTTCTTGATAAATTTGAGATCATCAATGGGCATGTCACGTGAGAAAGATGTAAGAGATAGGATAACAACATATATTAAAGATGTATCCTTGCCCATTGTGAAGCTGGATGACAAGTATGCACAGCAGTTAGTGGTACTGAGCAAGTTAACTAAAGATGTCTGGCTCAGGTCGCTATACTCAGTCTTATTATATACTCCTGAATCATGGGCCGGCTTAGGTGTTACTCCTTTCTTATATCAAGCCATGAGTGGTCACTCAGTCTCCATCAGTCGTGCATTGGACTTCATCATAGATTTTTTGTCACACATTGGTGCTAGACCTAATGTCATTTCAAAAATAGTTAACAACTGCTATGCTTTAGATTCTAATAGTATAGGCAAATCTAGAGAAGAATCATGCTTGTTGAGTTACTATCCTTACTCAAGGAAAATATCATTGCCTTCATCATTGATCTCTACTAAGATTCTAAGGTATATGAAAAGCTTGGATCTTAATGATTATTTTAAGAATGTGATATCATTAGATGACCATCGTCCAGGAATCCACAAAGATTTATTAGATATTTTCAGATTGAATTTGCACTGTAGGATTACTTCAATGTACATAGAACACTCTCCGTTACACCTATTGGACACTCTGATACGAAAGGTGGAAACATCCAGAGGTTTTTTTAGAAGGTCGGGTAAGATGCAAGAATTTCGCAAAAATATGATCAAAACTTCTAGAAGTAATATAGTTAAATTATATAGCTTGGTAAATAAACCAGTTAATCAGTTTTTGCCAGAATTAGGCATAATTGCATTTTTAGAGGATCGGAGAAAGTTAAATTTCCCAGAAATCACGTTCATAAGCATGCCTGAGCCTGTATTAGAAACAATCCTCAACTGGTCGGTTAATGATACTCAGATAGCTACATGTACGGGTTGCTTAGATATAACCAATGAACTTGGCTTTCAATCTAAAAGGTTTCCTGACATCTCTAGTTGCCTTATGTATAAAGGGGAGCCAGAAAATAGGTATCTGAGATTTGAAGGTCAACAGAGTCAATTGATCTATGAATTATCTAATTATGTTCTCTGGATATTGGAAACATCAGGTTTGTCTTTAAAGAATGAGCAGGCTATTCGGAATACAGATATATATGATGCATATAAATATGTCCTATCATTGTACGATATTAACCAATCCATGGACCTACTCAGGGTAGCTTTGACCAATGTTGGTGGTAATGTGTCACATAGATTGGGAGGTAATTTATTCAGATCGGAAGTAGATCTTCACATAATGCCGAATGAATTGGGTAAGATCAGCTCAATAATAGATCCAGTGTTCATCAGCGAGAATAAATATGAAGACTCAAATATAAATTTCGATTTGATCATGAAGAGATTGAAGTTGTCTTACTTATTGAGATCAAAAATTTATGATCTCCCAGTTCATACATTGTTGGTAGGATTAAAGCGAGCTACAGATATAAAAGATGTGAGAATCAGATGGTACAGATCCATACCCAAATTGGGAGATCACAATATGAAAACTTTGATTGCCTATGAAATTCCCAATAGAGATATGACAAGAATGAAGGTCCTAAGTAAGATCCAGATAATAGAGAACAAGACAACACCAAATCTCATGATCACAGTTGATGATCTAGATTCTGTAGAAGATGCTTATCCCGATTTTCTTCAAGAATTGTCAATATTGCAACATCGTGAAATCCTCATCTCTGAGGGCTTACTTTATCCAGGAGATATCGGAAATGTTGATACATGGAGAAGCTTTATAGCAAGACATAATAGTCATAGAGAGCCTTCAACGATAATCGATGAAGATGAGGAATTTGAAACTATACAATCAATTTGCACGATTCATCCCCATTTATTTTCAATCTACTATAAGACAGGGGCTAACCAAGATTTATCTATTAAGATAGGCTCTGCGATAATGGATGTTATGACTAGAGAAGATGAGATAATGTCCAATACTTATAAATTATTTATGCAGATGACTCTAAGTTCCTTTGTTCCAAAGAAGTTTTCTTTAATCATTCAGAATTACTTAGATAGAGCAAGTTCATCAAATGATTATGCAACTGAGATGGAGGAATTAAGACACAATTTAATTATTATGATTTGTTGTCTAGTTTTTCCTCACTTCACAACTGATGGCAATAGTGTTCATGCCAATACGCAATTGATTTTAAAGTCAATGAAGGATTGTCAGCAACTAAAATGGGAAAAGATCACTAAAGTTAGTGATTATTTAAAATCATCTATTATATTAAAGACTCTGTTTGATGATTTCCAATTGATGGCTAGTGTAATGGCTGCCATTAGCAAGATAAAGTCAACTGTCGGCAATTTGCACTTTAGTCAGTTAATAACTCTACCTGATGTGGGTAGTTTCCCAGTAAAGGTTGAACTAGAAGATACCCTTCTTGAGCACTTAAAGGATTATAAATA